CAGCCCAACCCCCGCTTGCCCAAATAGAAGAACTAACACTTTTAAGTGAAGCAATGTTCCTGCTCTCTGCCTCAATGTTTAAGTAGAAGTACTCAAGAACATCGTGCACAAAATTACCCATCAGGGTCGCTTCTGTTGGAGGTTCAGAGAGCTTGTTGACCCTGGAGTATTTGTACTTTAAAGGACATTGAACATATGTCGATATTGACGATGGTGATAGGTATGGGGGCAACTCATATGGCAAATCAGCAGTATTGGTCACTGTGCACCCGATTGAACCTGTCCGTTGAATTCAATTTTTACAACGGTTTCAAGGAGAAACACCATTTGCTCATTGGTAACACTGGCCGCATTGCTTGGGACTGGAGCGTTGTTGCTATATGTCTCCCAGTCTTTGCGAAGAGTTGCTTTTTGTTCTGGTGTCATCTTCTTTGTTACTGACATGAATGTGTTCCACATCTCAAGCTTTTCTGTATCAACAGGTTCTACAGGGCGAGAAATCTCAGCATCCATTACCTGTTCAATCTCGATTGCTTCTTCGCTGCGAGCAAGATACAGGCCAATGCCAAATGTTTGAACTGCTTTTTTGAATGCGTCGGAAACGGCTCCCTTTACTTCGTCGCCGTAGTCAACAGCAAGACCAGTTGCTTTGATGCGTTTTATTTTTTGGCCACCAACACCGTCCCTAGTCACCTCGTTGCCATCAATCGTGGCAATGACTGTCACATGTGCAACAACAGAATCGCCAATTTCTGAAAAGTTTTGAACTTTTAGCGACCAGTTCCCAACTCCAATCACCTTGTTCATCCTGTTGACCACTTCACTAACCGGGATGTATGTAAGTGATGCTCCGCCTTTGTTTAGGCTTCGTTCCATTTCCTGTGGGAATGGCTCTGATAGGAGGTGATAAATTTCGTTGTTCATTATTTTGCCTTTCGGATAATTATGCTTGTTTTTACTTCGTCTGAAACCTGACAATAATTGTCTGCGTTAACTCCAATTTTTGACAATTCTTTTATGCGCCAGTAAGAGGGTTGAACAAAACGTAGCAGTTGAGAAGCGATGTCGTCAATGGTCGAATTCATTTCACCTGAGTCAAGGTCAGTTGACATCTCAACAAGCCTGCGTGTAACAATTGACGCCAACGCATCATGGTCCCAAGACTTGCGGTCACTACCTGATTTCTTTTCAATAGTGGTTCCGTCACCTAGGGAAATCATAGGTAGAGAGCCCATCTTGTCTGCAACTATCTTTGCGGCCGTGTCGTAAACAGAAGAAAATTCTTGCTTGAGGAAATTTAAAATCTTAAGCGATTCGCACAATTCCTCAATATCCACATCTTGTTCTCTGGCAGCAGAAAAGTTTCTATCAGCGTCCATAAGTTTCTTTGATATTTCCGAAACTTGAACGGCCAACTGCTCTGCATTGAAAATAACTTCAGTATCCATTTTTCCTCTTTTTAATAGGGGTGTAATCTGTGTTAGATGATGATACTGGTAGGGCGGCGATAAGGCAAGCCTAAACCAGCTAAAAATGTAAAAGCTCCAACAGCAGAGTCGACTTGGTCATCATGGTCACACGCTTCAGGGAAGGATGACATTTCATCAAGCCAATCGCTCAGCCATGGTCCACGAACAACCCTCACATTCCCGTTTGCGACAGCTGCGGCAAATGGCCGAGCCCTTGTGAGCTTGTCTCCAGTAGAACGAATACCCATGAAGTCGTAACCTGGAAGTATGTATCTTGCGTATTGGTCAACGAGTGCTTTTCCAGACGAGCCTGGTTCTTGCTCCATTCTCACCGATACATTTGGCCCATCTTCCGCAGCTGTTTGGGAAATTAGCTGCTCAACCTTGTCGCCCTTCACTCTTGCTTTTTTTACATCAAGAACATAAGCAACGCCGGAATCGTATAAGACAAGCGTGCCCACCGTCCAGTCTGGATTCGGATTACTGCCAGAAGGCTCCGTGGCTGCAAGGTCCCAGAATCTAACCGCTCGAGCATTCCCCCCGACTGGAGGAACTTCAGATTGGTCAATTATCACAAATGAAGTTCTATCAAAAAGGCTTCCAAGGGTTGTCGCCCACCAGTCTCCCTCTTCTAGCCTTCTTCTTTCGATTGGGTCAAGAGCAGCCAGAGCCTGTCTGTACGACTCAGGGTCAATTCCAGGGTTGTCGGTGAGCAACGAGGGCACAAAGATTCTCCCTGTCTCGACCCCTTCAACAATGAATCTCTGCCTTACCCAGTTGGGGGCTGGGTTTGAAGCTGAACGCATCCTCAGTGGAACTTTTGAAAGCTCACCGCTTTTTGGTCTTCTGAGTCTGGAGAACAGGTATCTGTAGTCGGATTCTCTAATTTCCGTAACCTCATCCATTCCTATAAATTGGAATTCCGAACCTTTGTAGCGGAGGTAGTCATTCGTGTTATTCAGATAACCAAAGGATATTCTGGCACCAGATGGAAATGTAGCTACATATGTATTGTTGTTCCAGCTTATTTCCTCAACTCCGCCAACCCAGGACTTGAATCTGTCCATCAATGCTCCAGGAAGCGACAAGTCGGCGTATGTGCGCCGGAAGAGAATCGCAGAATATCCAGGGACGTCTACATACTGCATCGCAGACATCAACAAAGCGCTGCTCTTTCCACCCCCAGCAGCTCCACCAAAAAATGCTTCCAACGCATATGTTCTGAGAAACACTTTTTGCGTAATAGACGGTGTTTCAGGGCAAAAATGCGGTTTTCTTGGTTCTAGGTATTCTAAAACTTTTTGCCAGTTAGTCATTCTTGTCCAAATCGATTAGTCGTGCTAAGTTTAGAATACTGTGGCACAAAATAATCCTAGCGAAAAAAAGTTACAAAAAATGACAAACACACTCCGCCGTTTCTTCTCAAAATTGACTAAAAGGACAACCATCGCCAACATACTGATTGCTTCATTTATACTGTTTGTGAGCGTAGGAACATTTTTGATATGGCCACCAGCTGGTTTTATTGCTTTTGGTGTTGCTTGTGGTGCAGTCGGAATATTACTTGGGATGGAGTAAAAGTACATAATGGCTTGGAATTCGTCGCAAAATAAGTCAATTAACCAATCACAGCAAAAATCTGCGCTTGGACCAGGAGCACCAGTTGCCTTCAATCCGTCAATGGCTGGTAAGCCCTACAGGGACTCGTGGGACATTGAAAGAGCCTACCGTGAAGGCTTCCAAAAGGTAACTTGGGTTAATAGATGCATTGATGCGATTGCGGGAAACCAATCAAGACTTCCAGCCATCTTGCGAGAGAACAATAGCCCAACCGGAAAAATTATTAGAGAGTCAGATGAGAGCATTCTCAACTTGCTGAACACCAAGTCAAATATGGGTGAGAACTCATTCGTTTTTAGATACAGACTTTCGTCTCAATTGCTCATGTCATCCCGTGGTGCATTCATTGAAAAAGTAAGAGGCAGAGATGGTCAACTAATTGCTCTACAGCTTTTGCCACCACAACACACAGCCCCAATACCAGACCCAAGAAAGTTTGTTTCTGGTTTTGAAGTTGATATGCGTAATGGAACAAAAATTATATTGAAGCCAGAAGATGTTGTGTGGATTAGAAAACCACACCCACTTGACCCATACCTCTCATTGACTCCAATGGAAGCTGCTGGAATTGCAATCGAAATTGAAAATCTTTCCAAGATTTACAACAGAAACTTTTTACTTAATGACGGCAGACCAGGTGGCCTTCTTGTCGTCAGAGGAGAAATCGACGACGATGATAAAGATGAACTAAGAAGTCGTTTTAGGGGAAACATCAATAGGGCTGGTGCAGTAACTGTTGTGTCATCCGACGAAGGTGTTGATTTTGTTGATACAGGGCAGTCTCCGCGTGATGCAAATTACGTGCAAATGAGACAGATACAAAAAGAAGAAATACTTGCAGCGTTTGGCGTGCCTGAATCAGTAATCGGAAACGCATCCGGCAGAACATTCAGCAACGCTGCGGAAGAACATAAAGTTTTTTGGAATGAAACGATGCTTCCACACCTAGAGACATTGGCTCGTGGATTAGATGAGCTTCATACAAAGTACTATGTTGACTTTGACGTTACCGATGTTCCCGTTTTGGTTCTGTACAAGCAAGAACGAGATAGATATTTGTTAAACGAATATCAAAGCGGTTTAATAAGTGGCAACGAATATAGAGAAGGTGCTGGCAGAGGAAAAATTGACTCTGAGCTGATGGACGCAATGCTTGCTAATCCGAACTTGACACCAATTGGTTACACGAACAAGAAGTTTGAACCGCAACAACAAGGGCAACTTGACATGATGGGAGGTGGAGCTCCAGTTCCTGGAATGCCACCAGTCCCTGGTATGCCACCTGCTCCCGG